TTGATACCTAATTGGAATGCCGAAGGCGTTCTTCCGCCGATGAACGACTCTAATCCAACAGGGTTTGATCGAGCACCGTACGAGGTGACGCTAAGTCAGGTAGTTGAGCGATTCGCGACCAGTCTAGAGCGCTGTGATATTCTAGATGGGTACATCAAGCACCGTGCCGAGCTTCATAAAATGGGGCTTACCGTAGGGTTCCAATGGCTTGATGGTAGCTTCTCGGAGGACATCGAAATGCTTGAGCAGCGTGCGCCTCGGGATATCGATGTCGTCACCTTCACGCCGGCAGATGACTCATTTCTGCTTGGGCTGACTACGGAGCAGATCGATCTGCTTGGCAATCAGAAGAAAATCAAAACCGATTACAAGGTAGATTTCTATGTGCAGTCACTAAGCGACCCCGTGGACACTCTGGTTTCAATGACTACCTACTGGTACAGCATGTGGTCACATAGGCGAACCGGGCAATGGAAAGGCTTCGTTAAGGTAGACCTCTCGCCATCGCTAGACGCGGATGCCATCGCTGTGCTTAATGAACGTCAGAAGGAGCTTGCAGATGAACAGATCTGAATACGTCAGCAAGTCCGCTGAGCTTGGCTTTCTAGAAAAGCAAGCGGCGTCGCCTGGTATAAGCCGCCTCACGCTGATGTCAATTCAGTCCAGGATTGATCAGGCGCGCCAGTTCTTGAGTGAGAATAGCGGCCATGCTTATCGACCTGCCAAGGTGAGGCTGACATATCGCGGAGTCCCGGTAATCGGTACTCACGGTGTACTTGCCGAATTCGGTGCTGCGGCAACGAAGGCATTCAGCGTTGCCATCACCGCAATCGCGGCATCCGTGTCAGGTGCCCTCGCCGACAAAGGTCCAATTCCTAACAGATTGGCTAATCAGTTGCTCATTACTGGTCCGGCCCGGGGCTCTTTTGGTTTTGAGCTTGAGGAGATTTCCGCTGAGCGACAGCTTGATATCGAAGGCACCACTCCGGTAGCCCAAGCGATTGAGATCCTTACTGATCTCCTTGAAGGGACAACCAAAAGCGATGAAGAGCTTTCCGAGCCGCTTTCTCGCCTTGCAGACCGAGCTATCCTCGCAGTAACCGACTTTTTATCTGAGCTAGCCGATAATGATGCTTCATGCGCACTGTCTACGGAGACTCGCAGCTTTAGGTTTGCAGATGTTGAGCAGGTCAAGCGTAGCAAGGCCAGGCTGAGTCGGGATAACATAAAAGAGGAGGACGAAGTACTTGTCGGATCATTCCTTGGAGTGTTGCCCGACAAGCGACTATTTGAATTCAGAACAGTCGATGGTGAAGTCATCTACGGCCGGATTCCCACTGACATCTCGTCACCAAACGAGATCAATCGGAATCTCTCCACTCAAGTCAAGATCGTCGTCACAGCCAGGCGAATTGGTTCGAGCAACCCTCGTTACAGGTTGAAGACGCTCCCATGGACCTGAACTGAGTAGATCCATCAATTAAGCCCGCCATCGAGCGGGCTTTTTTGTCTTCTTTTACGCATCTACAGTTTGACAGTCTATAACCCAGCCACCAGCCTCATGCCCATGAAAACGCTTTTCCTGCTTATGGCCCAATACGACGGCCAAGTCATTGTCCCCCTGGAGCGCATCTGCTCCGACTACTTCACACATCTGACACCTGACGCTATGAAGATGAAGGTTGCGGCCGGCCACATCGACCTGCCACTGATCAAGATCGAGCAAAGCCAGAAGTCAGCCCGCGGCGTCCATGTGAACGACCTAGCCGATTATCTGGATGCTCGACATAAGTCTGCGAAGGCTGAACATGATCGACTCATGGGGCGCGTGCCGCCCAAGCAATGGTAATTCAAACAAAGGATGGCCGAGATGAGGAATGCTAAAGCTGATGCGGACGTGATTGAATTCATTCGGTTGCCTGAGGTGAAGCGGCTCACGGGCCTGAGCACAGCGACTATCTATCGATTGGCGTCATGCGGAGAGTTCCCTAGGCAGGTGAAGATCGGAGCGCAGGCAGTGGGGTGGGTAAAATCAGAGCTTCTGGCTTGGTGCCGCGCGAAGGTGGAGGCGTCTCGTAAATCGCAAGGTAGCAGCGGCTAGATCGAAGAGGTGCCTCAGGCCTCCCAAGCGGTCACATTGCTCGAAGTGGGCAAAGGCTGGAAACTCTAGAGCCTAGGGGTCTGCTGGTGTCCACTGAGTGGTGTCCACTGAGCCCCAAACCCAGCCAAGCCGTGGTCGACGCCTGTTGGGTATGGGTAGCTTAGCTTTTAAAAATGAAATCGTCATAAACGCTGAGATGCTTTTTGGCTTGGCCAACAGAAAAATTACAATTTTCCGCTTTTTGCACTTCAGTCGAGGTCTTCTGCCAGTCCGCACGCATTTCGTAGAGCGTGTCGGCCCTTCGGTCGATCTGTCGTACAAGGGCCGTAACCTTAAGTGGGTCGGTGCCCGGATATTTCAGTGCGGCGGATAAGAGGGACTGTACGTAATCGCTGCGAAGTTTCTCTTGGTTGCACAGTCTGAGTTCGGCCATGTCGTCCGCAGCGACATTGTCTATTAATGACATAAACTGCTTTTTATCTGCTTTGGAAGCCGCAGCCCATGCGGGAGACATTGCGCCAAGGGCGGCCATACCTAATGCAGCAATCGCTATAAATTTCATGGAGATCCGTTCCGGAATAGGTCGCGCATCATATCTACTCAGGCTTTCTCCCCGCTACAGCTTTCTAATTCCCGTCACGGAACATCTTTAAAAAAGTTGTGGTGTCCCAGCTTCATAGTTTGCTTCGCTTTGGCTGCCCACTCCGGGGCCTTCGGCATGGTGGTCGCGTAGTAGTGAGTCGCGCCGCCAGTCGGGTCTGGCACTTTGCCGTCGATGACCTGGTCGGCAGCGATGCGACACTGCGCAAGCTCGCGGAACGGGATCTGCCGCGCGCCGCTCAGGAATTGGTAGTTCGGATCGTTTCGGTTCCAGCAGCTGAACTGGTACGGCTTCTGGCAAACGCCGGCGTAGCCCTCGCCCCACCACGACTTGTCCTTACCGTCATCGACGCGGTTCCGGATTGTCCAGGCCACAGCCACCATCCCGGGCAGCCCCTCGCCGCGCGCTTCACCCCATAGGGTGCGCGCCAGCACATCGCGATCTTTCTCAGTCACGGTCATAACTTTTCTCCAGGCATAAAAAATCCCGCTCAATGGCGGGTTGCGGTTAGGCCGAGGGCTGCTTAAGTCGGAGGCACTGGCCACTCGACATCAGTGGGGTAGCCGGGCTGAAGCTGTATTTTCGCAAGCGCGGATCGGTATCTTTTCCAGGAGATCAGAAGCGCCTCGCCGGCATCGTCCGCGTCACCGGTATCGTGATCATCCTGAAGCGGCTGAATGGCATTGTCGGCAATCTTCTTGCGTCTGCCTTGATCGGCAATAACCTCGCCCATCAGCGTAATAATCCGCTGCGTTTCCTTCATCTCTTTTGTGATGAGTTTGGACCAGTCGATGTTGCTCATGCCTCGGCTACCTCTTCGTCTGTTGCCGCCGGCAGTGGCTGGGGTAGCGCGACCGGGCCGTCCAGGACGATAGTCAGCGGTTCGGGGAATGCCTGCTCAGGGCTATAGTTGACCGGGTTGGGCAATATCAAGGTAAGAATGATTTCGCCGTCGACCATCTCAATGTCTCCCGCAAACCATTCGGAACTGATGGCCGAACTTGGTAACGTGGAACCCTCGAGCATCGGTGACAAGTCGAATCGCTCACCATTGAGGACCAAGGTATTGCCATTTTTTACGACTAGCAGTTCTTTTTCTGTTAGCTGAGGGCTAAGATTTATTCGCATTACTTCCACCTACCTTTCGCAATGTAACCACAGTAGCCAGTCGCGTTTTGAACGAATGAAGCGGCGTTAATTGTCACCTGGCTCGAACTGCGATCGACAGCAGCCAGATACGACCAGATCGGCCCAGCTGTGGCTGAGGTTCTAGAGCATGTAGGGGCTACCACTGGGGCCTCCAGGAATGCATGGGGGAATACCATCGTTACCGCCGTCGAGCCTATATAGGCGTTACCTGATGGAGTGCCGGTGGAGGATAGGTTTGGACTCTGGAACTCACAGATCAAAGTTCCGTCAGCGTATTTGCTGAAGGATCCATTGACGTTCGAACCTCTGAGCAACAGGTCAACTCCAGCAAGTTGAAACCCGGCGGGCACGTTCAGGATGCCGCTGTATGAGAGCGTGGTTGCTGGACCACCGACGGTGTTGTTGGCGTTGACACTGCGGAAGCTGAATCCTCCCTCGCCCCCGCCTTTGTTGTTCACAAAGCTAGATGCGCCGGATACCCCGCCCGTGTCGTTCCAGCCAATGTATGTACCGTCGCCGGCGCCAGCGGCGGTGGCTGCAGTTAGCCGAAGGTTGCTGAAACGAGGCGTGTATGAGCCTCCCGCCCCGGGCATGGCGCCGAGAGCATTAAGAAGTTCGGTCGCACTGCCAACGCTCTGGCCGGTGCCACCTTTGTCCAGGGGCAAAGTGTCGTAGTTGCCGGTTGTGCCGAGCGCGGCCAGCTTCGCGCCGAATTGATTCACAAGGGAGCGCAAGGCGTCGGCGGAGTCCTTAACATAGCCTTGCATTGGGGCCAGAGCGTATGTGCCTGCGGCATTGTTCGCACCCTGATAGTTTGGCGAGATCGACATCGCCGTGTTGCTGGCGATGTTGGTGACCTCGTACCAGCCACCATCAGGACCGCGGAAGGCATCGCCTACACGGGCGTTAGCGATGAACGCAGTTCCGCTTCCGGTGACAGCATTCGAATTTTGGGCGACGGAAACCGTCCCGGTTTTGTACCAGGGCATGGATTATCTCCAGTTGAAAGGGTTGCTGGGTCAGGAGGCCAGGCGGGCACAGAGAAAAGGACGATTGCCGGGGTCGGCAGTCCATGCGGTGGTGGCGACGCTGTACATGAGAATTCTGTTATTCGCGTAGTCCACGCCCAGAGAGCAAAGCCCGCCGCTCGTTTGGTTGTGGCAATACATCGAGAACGGGTTTAGGGAGACGTATTCACCTGGGCCTAGGGCCTTCGATATGGACCATATCCACCTTCGCCCGATGGCCAGGTCTTCAAATCCGGCATACGTCCAGGCTCCCGAAGCGAAGGTCACGACCACCGCCGGCGCACCGCTGTCGTATACCAGCGTGCCAGCACCGTCCCAGATTCTCATCCCGAACTGGGCGGTCCCCATTGACGACCAAGCAGCTGCGAAATACAAACCGCTCAGGTTGCCGTTCACGTTGGACGCTCTCATCGAGAACCCAGTCCAGTTACCCGGCCCTCCCGTAAACCAGACGGAAAATGGCACCTGGATCGCACCGCCGTCCGGCCGGATGAAAACCAGCGGCGGATCTGCGCTGGTGACCGCGCGAGGGAATGTGACGTTCGCCACACCGTTGCCTGCATAGCTCCCCTTGGTCAGCACGCAAAGGCGTGGTGCTTCGGCGTCGATCTGGACGTAGCCGCTGTCGTTGATACATAAGACGCCGTAACTCATGCTCCCCACCTTATGGCGTAAGCCTTGGCCACTATCTTGGTCTGATTGGTATTGTTCAGGTTTGCACCTGGGTTAGCCGACCGGACTGTCACCTGGTTCATCGCCACGGTCACGTAGGGATAGGACTTGGTGTTGCCGGTCGCGTCACCAGAGCTGGACTGAATGTCTTGAACCCTTGTTGGGATGATCATGAACACGCAGTTGGCCGGGTTGAACCCTGGGATGTTGTAGGTGTAGATGGTTGGCGTGTTGCCGCTGGTCATGCTGAAGTCGACGACCCCCTGCCAGATCACCTGGTAGGTGAAGGTAGGGGTGTCCATCACCAGATTGCCATTTTCGTCCCAGACCCTCGCTCCGTAACTCATGCGTCGAGATTCCCCCACTGATAGCGCTTCACGCCGTTCTGATCGAACACCTTGCCGCCTGAACCGTTAATGACTTGTCGGCCACCGCCGCCGAGCGGAGTGTTGATCTCGAAGGTTCCGTCTTTGTTGAGGATCCACCCAGACTGTCCGGCGATGTAGTTCGTTGAGCTGATGTAGCTGCCGATTTTTGCGTTGGTGATCGTGCCGTCTTGGATGAAGGTGGGCCCGAGAAACAGTTGCCCGCCCTGAGCAACAAACGGCGTGGAGATGGCGCCGCCGGCGACGGTGTTCACCAGCGCAAATCGGTCAGCCGACATGAGGATCTGGCTTTGCAAGACCCCTCCAACGTTCTCGATTCCAGCCCCAATTCCGGCCATTACGTACTGGCCGTTCGAGTTGACCTGGAGCTTCACCGCATACATCGCGGAAAGTTTGCCGTCTGTTGAGGCCTGCGCCTGGCTTACCGTCTGCACGGCAGCAGAGGCGTTGCCAGCAGTAGCCTGAGCCGTATCGATCCGGGTGGAAAGCGCACCATCTGCATCGGATCGGGCCGTAGCCTCGGACTGGATCGCCGACTGATTGCTTCCAACGGCCGCCGACAGCGTGGTCAATTGCTGCGCGGTCGCCTGCTGGTTGGTAGCAACCGTGGTTTCAACGATGGTTATCTTCGATTCGGTCGTCCCGACGCGGGAATCGAGCGTGGTAATGCGCTGGGCCTGAGCGAAGTCCTGCTCAGTCCTGACCTTCACCTCCTGGGCATAGCTGGCAGTGCTGTCCCATCCTTTCAGCGCATCCGCCAGTTCGCCTTCGCCGCTGTCTTCGCGAGATGAAGCTTGCAGCGCCTGAAGCTGAGAAGCTGTCGAGGTGGTCTTGCCGTCGATGGTCGTGATATCAGTCGTATTCTTCGTTACCTGAGCGGCCAGGCCGTTGGCAGTTCGGACCGACTGGCCGCTGTTGACCCAGTACGTCGGGTTCGGCGGTCCGTTCGAGCCGTCGGCTTTTGCCGGCACGTCGGTGATCGCGGTCCACAGGTTGTCGCCCACCCGGACGGTGTTGTCGCGCACGTAGGCATCGGTCGGAACGTAGACCAGCGCATCGACCAGATCGCCGATCTCGTCTTTGATCTCTTCGATACGCTCGTTAACCGAGCCCGGGCCATTCCCGTCGATCAGATCAATGCGGTCCAGCAGGTGTTTACCGAGCTCAGTCTCGCCAATCTGACCCGCGATCATGTCGAGAATGGCGCCAGCTTCTGAACTGGTCTGGCCCATCACTCCAATGCCGGCCGGATACCACGGGCCGATGTTCCCCGAGCGGTCGACCAGTCGCGCCCAGAAGAAGAACGTCACGCCGGCACGCAGGCCCTGCATGTTGTGCTCGGACTGCGGATAAGCCAGATCGCTGAGCTTTGTGGCTGCAGCCCGGTCCGTGGTCGGGCCGTACCAGATTTCGGTCCGCTGGGTGTCCTCCGCACCTGGTGGAAATGTCCACTTGAGGTGAATGCCGAAGATCAGCGCCGACGCTGTCAGCGATGTCACCGCCGGCGGCAGGCCCTCTTTGCCGTTGAGCTGGGTCAGGATCGAGCTGCGCCATACCGAGGAGATGTCATAGGCACTGACTGCCCGGACGCGCGCAAGGTAGGCGCCGGAGTAGATGCCCACGATATCGACGCTGTTTGCGCCGGTGCGCTGGACCTTGATCCAGTTGCCATTGTCCTTGCGCCATTCGACGTCATAGCCCACCGCGCCATTTACCGCAGGCCAGGTGATCGTCATGGTGGTGACTGCGAGGCCCTGCGCGATCGCAGTTGTCGAGGTCAGTGTCACGCTCGCCGGCGCCGGAACGACCGTCAGCGGGATCACACTGATCGGCCGCTCTTCCAAGCGCGCGCCGGTGTCGATGTAGGCGAACTTGCCCGGCTCATATTGCAGCGCCGATATCTCGTAATCGCCTTCGGTAGTCCGCTTGGTGGTCAAGACACGAAATAGCGGGATGGCCAGGTCATCGGCATCGAGCGCCCACTGAAGCTCTGGGCCTGGGGTTTGGCTGTACGCGGTGGTGACCGTGATCGCTCGACCATTTACAGATTGCACGGTGCGGGCTTGCGCCTGGCCGCTGGGCAGGTTGACGATCAAGCGGTCGCCGGCCTTGGCCATCGTGTCCCGGTCCAACGTCACCACGCGACCAGCAGCGGCAGAGATACGGCCGCCAACCTCGCGACCAGCCAACAGCGAGTCAGCCACCGGGATGATGTAGCCCGGCAGTGGTATCGCGCCCTCCATGCCCGTCTTGAACGTGACAGTCCGGTCCTGGTTGTTGCTCATTACCACCCATTTACCGCGGCGCTGAGCTTCAGATGCACGGGTGCAGCCGATCGCGCTGATCTCGGTGGGTCTGTCGTCGAAACGGCGCTGCAGCGCCAGGTCCGAATAGGCGGTCACGTCGGTGTCGTAGTTGTTGGCCGGGTTGTCGTAGCTGACGATCGCGCGCGTATACCGCGTTTTTGCCGAGGCGCTGCCGTAGTTAATCTCCCCGCCAATCACGTTGGACCGGGTGAACACGTAGTCGAAATCCTGTGCGCGCGGCATGTCCGCTTGCATAACGAGCTGGCCCTGCGCCCAGTAAGTCATGCCTCGATAAATCGCCGAGATGTCGCGCAGCAGCGTCCAGGCGTCAGCCTTACCCTGAAGGTTCATGTCGCAGAGAAAGCGCGGCTCCTGCCCTCCGATGCCATCTGACACCAGTTGGTCGCAGTACTGGGCAATCCGGTACAACTCCCACTTATCGACCATGTACGGCTTGATGCGCTTTCCGAGCCCGAAGCGGTCCACGGTGCAGATGCCGTAGGTGACCCACGCAGGGTTGTTGGTCCATGCCTGCTTGAAGGTCCCATCCCAGACACCGGTATAGGAACGTGCGACCGGGTCGTAGTTGCTTGGCACCTGCCACTTGCGACCCTTGCACTTGATGGTCACAGCGGGGATGTTGCTGAACTGTTCCGCATCGAATTCGACGTACAGGAGCGCGGTATTCGGGTAACGCAGCTTTTCGTCGATCACGTCAGTCAGACCAGCGACGAGCATCGTATCGGCGATTTTGTTGGTGTTCTGGTTCGCTGTCAGACGGCGCACACGGATCTGCCAGCCAGAAGTCGCCGGCGGCAAATCAATACGGCGGGAGCGCTCGTACCGTGTCGTGGTCTTTCCGTCCACGGCCTCGGCCAGCACCTGTACATAAGCGCCGCCGTCGGTGGCCAGGTCTACAGCGTATTCGATACGGTACCCGCCGACATTGCCTTCATCATCCTGCCGCTGGAGCGCCGGCCAAGCGAAGCGAACACGCACGGCCGATAGCTGGACGTTGGTGATCGAGCGAATCCACGGGCTGTCGCTGCGCAGCTCGACGTTGATGGTGGTCTCGTTTTCTACCGACGGGATGCCGGGGATGTACTCCTGCTCAACGGATCCAGAGCGCCACTCCCACTTCACATTAGGGAAATTGACGTTGCCGCTGGAGTCGTTGATCGGCGTGTTGTCCAGGAATATGTCGGCGGCCGTGGGCACTCCTTCAAACTCCCCCTCGCCCACCGCGATGAGGATCTTGGCCAAGTTGGTGGAACGCAGGCTATCGGTTGCCTCCGTCGGCGTTTTCGGGCTGCTGCTGCCGCCTTTGGCGCCCCGGATGTCCACTTGCTCAGCTGCGCCCATGCTTTCCTCCAGGCATAAAAAAACCGCCAATCGGCGGCCAGGTCTTCCAGTTCAAATCAGGTCTTGTCTTCAGCGAGAATCGATGCAGAGATAATCGCCCCACCCCACCGGCGTTCGCCGATGCAGATCGCAACAGGGTTGCCGCTGGCAGTCGTGTTCTTGGCACTGCCAAACGCGTACGAAGGCAGGTTGTCGGGGGAAGCGCTTTGCTTCAACCCAGAGGCCTGGGGGCTCAACATTTGGATAACACCGCCCGCGACCAAGCCAATACCTGCCGGCGCGAGGTAGGGTGCAGAAGCAGGGAAAACGGCCGAAATCACAAGCAACACGACCCCCAGCACCGTTTGCAGAACCCCTCCTCGCTTGCTGCCCCCGACCACTGGAACAATCCGGATTTCTCTCGTTCCACCCAACTCGAAAGCAGACTCTCCAACGTTTCGGCCATTACGAAAGATGGCAAACCTCATGCCAAGCGCATCCAGTCGCTTCACCTCGCGGTCAAAGCCTTCCAGCGTGCAACTCAGGGACTTCAAAACTTCTCTAGTATTTCCAGAATCAATCTGCTTTGGATGATTTCTGCCGAATTTCAAAGCCAGCGAGCCGGACAGCTTAATATTCACCAACCCCGGACCGAGTAATGTGGGAGCGTGCATTTTCACCTCACATGAAAAAGCCGCCTCATGGCGGCTTTGAGTTATCTGCATTTCTGCATTGAATCTCTAATGGCCGATCGGCCAAGTTGAGACCAGGCAACCCGCTGGTAAAGTTTGCCGACAGAGCCGTCACGCGCATTAGTGATGTCCAGAACCTCGTCCGTTTGTTGCCCGAAGCCGTTCACGAGCCGATAGCCGTTAGAAGTTTCGCTCATGACCGCGGCGGAGCTGTGTTCCTGCCATTCTGGGAATATACATAAAGCATAGGCTTTTGCTGATTTTGACGTAGCTACGGTTAGATCAGCTGGCGAAGACATTAAGTCTGCCGGACTAGAACATCCAGCAAGCAGAGCAACTGCAAGCGCTCCAATTAAAATTCGCATGATGGTCCCCTCACTGGTTGAACGCCGAGGTTAGCATCCGCCCATCACATCCAAAAAGCCCAGCGAAAAGCTGGGCTCGTTCAATCCGTACGGTCAGAACTCAATGGTAATTTTAACGTTTGCTTCTGTCACACCATAGGTCCAAGCCAAGCGAGGTATTGCAGCTTTCGCAGTTAAGGTACCTGGCGTCGAATCGCGCATGTTTGACTTCTCTCCAATGGCGAACAAATTGCTCACGTTTAACGCGATAATCTTTCCATGGTCAATGGCCACGCTGCGGACCAAGGAGGACACTTCTGTCCATGACTGCTCCAATACTGCAACTTCACCCACCGAAATTGTCACCTCCTTAGGGAAGGTTCCGCTCGGCATGGTGAAGCTGTCAACTTTAGCAATCCATACAGGTATGCCTCTGTTGGCGATGAGTACGAACCCAACCTCTAGAGGTTTGGGATCAGTTAAGCGCACTGTTACCCTCCGCTCCGAGCGTAAATCCCGAGATACTTCTTCGGTGTAGTCAATTACAAAAGTCTCTTCCATTTTTTTAACTCCAGTTAGCGCAGGCCAGTGGTTCTTCTCTGGGCAGCCCAAATCCCCGCTTGATGATAACCATACGCCATAATCAATCTCTATCCTGTGTACCCATCCAGCGCTGGACAAACGCTCAGTAACCGAATTGGATCCAGCCGTAGTAGCTTTGCGTACTCCGACGTCCGAGGTGTAACGAATGGACCCATTAACTGCTGCAGGGACCTTGGCCACCCTGGTCGGCCTGCTCGGACAGTACAAGTCGAGTCGCGACGCAGAGGCTGGGAAAGACTTTGAAGGTTTCATGTCTTGGCTGATGCAGTCGGGGCAAGACGATCTAAAATTGGCTATCGAAGCCAGCCACGCTACATCGATCAGCATTAAAGCGCTGCTAAACGTCCACCGATCCGACTTCATCGAAAGGCTTGAGCGGATTGAGTCTGCGCTAGCGGGATATGCCAGCTCAGTCGACGGCTTCGAGCCCCTGGCCGCAAACACAAAACCGGATTCGTCGCTGTCCAAACAGGCTTTGGACCTGCTAAGTTTTTATGAGTCAAGCTCCTCAGGCGCGATTTTAGAACACCAAGACTTTGATGGAACGACATTCCACTCTCTTGATGGTAAAGGTGGATGGTTGGCGAGTGAACAAAGATTTATTGAAGACGATTTGAACTTGCTGCTGAATCTTGGGCTTTTAAAATTGACCCATAATGGCAGCGGTGCCCGGATATTCCACTTCACCCGGCGCGCCGCCGACTTGCTAAAAGAAAAGCCTAGCCCCGATTAGTAGACACCAGCATAACTTAACCCTGGTCCGCTGCCTGTAGACCAATGGACCGGGGCAATATGACCTAGGAGGTTAGCGTGAGCGACAATGAATACGCACAGAGCAAGAAAGACTGGATATACACTTGGGGCGTAGTGCGCGACGAGCCCAAGACAATGGTTGGAGCGTTCCGTACAAAGGCTGAGGCTGAGGCCAGAGCACGGACAATGGGCGAAGGTTACAAAGCCAGCTACATCTTCCACCTGCCGGGCACCGACGAATTCATCATCGAAGACGAGCCAAAAGCATAAGTTGCTAGGTCAGGTTGCTTCAAAGGTGATCTGACCAATGCCAGTCAAAAGCTCTGCTCTCAGCCCCGCCTTGCCCTCGTACTCCCGGCGATAAACGCTGTTACCGGGCCCAACCTTGCCAATCAGGCTAACTCGATCGACCTCAGTGGCCCCATCGAGAATAGCGACTTCTGCTTTGCATCCCGATACAACGCCGTCTTTGTTTGTGAACAGGTTTTGCATCGTCAGCACGTAACGTTGCTGCATGTCGCTCTCCTGCGGCTCCGCCGCGCCATATTGGTTATCTTGCGTCTTTGTGCCTGAGGATCAGGCGCGTTCTGTCGTGCCAAGGGCCGCCGAAAATGATGATCTCGGACGGCCTGCCGTACATGTGATGGAGCAGAAACGGCCCGGCGCCGTGCACAGCAGTCAACTCGCCTGGCAACGCTGGATCTGAGCCTAGGTAAATTCCGGCATGGTTCGGGTGCTTCGTGCGCCCTACTTCCATGACAATCATGTCGCCGCGCTGCGGTGTGCCGACACGCTCGAACCCGGCCGACTCGTAGGCCTCCTCGTATAGGCTCGGGCCATCGCCCCGTTCCCACCAACCGTCCTCACGCTTGAAGGCTTCGAACTCCAGCCCCCACTCGCGCTTGTACCAATCAGCGCAGACCTGCCAGCAGTCCCAGGCGCCGTGCACGAAGGGTCGACCCAGCAACGGCGTATTGCCGGTAGGAACAATTGTTCGCAGATCACCTTCCGGCCAACTGAGAATGTACCAGGGCAATTCCGTCGCTTCGCACATCGCCTGATCGCGCGGAGACGGCCTGCTCGTAGCGTCCGGGTGCGAGTGGACGATGCCGATCACTTCGCCTAGGTCCTCAGCGGCGGCGTAATCTTCCGGAGCGATCCGGAACTCTTCGCCGGGATCGGCTGCGGTGTTCGCGCACGGGATGTACTGCTGCTTGCGGCCAGTTCTTATAAGCAGTCCGCAACACTCGCGCGGGTAATCGGCGCCGGCGTGCGCCCGAACCGCCTTGAGAATATGTTTCAGCATGGTCAGCTCCTCGCGATCAGAGAAACGGCAGGGAAGCCGCCAAAGGGCAGCGAGTTGCCGTCACCGAAGCGAGGAACACAACCGCGCCCCAGAGTCGCATCGCACTCGTCCTTCTCCGGGTCGTCGGTGAGATTCCCGTCCTTGTCCCGGTACGGCCCGGTGTAATTGCAATTGGGCCCGCGGTAACCGCCGGTAAGGCACCAATGACACAGCGTCGTCATCTGCCGTCCGATGGATTCACCGCCGACGTCGCCCGGGCTCGCCAACTCCCACGACACGCTCGAGCCGTTTTCAGATGTCTTTTGGTCGAGATACCAGACTTCGATCGTCTCCTGCGAGGGGTCAGCATCCGAGTTCCCTCCCGGAAAGTTCTCCCCATCGAGATACGTGCCCAGCGTGTGCCGCATCGTCAGCTTGAACTCCAGCAAATCTTCGAAGGCCAGGCACAACGCGGTGATCCGGCCGTTGACGTTGCCCACCGAAAGGGTCGGCCGCACTGCCGTGCCGTCGCCGGTAGCTTCGATGCCGTCGATCTGCATCGGCCAGGCGCCGTACTCCTGCCCCTGCCACCAGATCGCCTTGGCTGGCAACTGGTCGGCATCGGCGCCGGCGGCTATCAATTCCGCTGCGGTGTAGGGAATGGCGTGTCCGTGGAACCGCAACACATCCGCGCCGTAATCAGACCCATCCAATTCAAACAGCAGCACTTCACTCCCAGGCTCGAGCACCTGGATGTCTTTGATCAGCGGCATGTTTTACCTATGGGATGAATGACTGGGTGAACGTGGTCGTCAGGGTGTAAAATCCTGCGCCATTCGGCGAGACAGTAGGGGCTGACGCCCGGTAGAAACTCATCTCGCCGAGTGGTGGCGTCCAAAAGAACGACTTGAACCCGGCGTGCCGATCAAGAAACGCTTTGATCTCAAGCGCCACGGCCTCGCGCACAACGAATGTCAAAGGCCATACGTCGACTTTGTTGTTAGGCCCATCTCCCACCACCTGCTCGTATCCGTTGCCGAATTTGCTGGAGCGGGTCCGGTACTCGGGTGTGCTGGTCGTCTCCAGCTTCGGACACCAGGTGAATGTCTCAACGGCCATTGATGACCCTCCAAATTGCGCCGCCTGGGCGAAGCTCTTCAACGATCGCCTGCTGCGCGCCGCGCTTGGCGGTATCGGCGTAAGCCTGCCCGACCGCCTGCATATCCTTCGCCGACGAGTCGTTTGCCGCGCTGGGCACTGTGAAGTTTTGCTGAATGACGACCGAGCCGCCGGCAGACGACGCGCCAGTGGCCGCTGAGGCCCCAGACGCCAACCCTACGTAGCCACCATCGGCATAACCGGGCTTCCCGGACTTGTTCAACCGCTCAAGGTACTCACGCATACCCGGCTGCTGCACCACTTCCTTGCGAATCACCACCTCGCCGCCATGAACGACGCCCATCGGCTCGTACTTGCCGCCGTCGCCGGTATAGCCGCCGTCCCAGTGATTAGCGGAAAGCCAGCTTTGATAAGCGGCGCCGGTATAGCCAGCTTGAGTCGAACCAGAGGAGCCGCCACCGAAGTACGTGGTAGCTGCGGTTGTGGCCAGACCGAGAAGCGCACTGGCCCCTGAAGAAACCGCCTGCCGGGCCGCAATACGAGCCAAGTCAGCAAGAACTGATTTGGCGAAATCGGCAATAGACGCCTTGCCCGTCATGGCGAAGTTCACCACCGAGTCTTCAAGACCGCTGAATACGCCGGTAAACAGGCTCTTTGTTTGGCCGGCAACGTCCTTGGCGCTTTGCAGGTAGTCCTGGTACGCGGACGAGGCCCCCACCGTCCAGTCGCTCTGGGCCTTGTCGACGTCGACGTAATACTGCCGCTGCATCGCCAGGCGCTGGTCAAGCGCGCTTTTCAGCGTGGCCGTCTCTTTGTCATAGAGGTCGGTGCTGAACTGGTCCTTGTTGCTCTTGTTGTAGTCGGACGTCAGCTTGTCCATCTGCGACTGGTAGGACTGCTGGATGTTGCGCTGTTCCTGGAGCCGCTGCTTCTGCACGTCGCCCAGGCCTGCGCCGGCGAGATTGTTGTCCAGCCCCTGCTGCGCGCTTGCGAGCTGACTTTTCTGATTCTCATCGAAGGCGGCAAGCTTGCGGCGGGTTTCGTAACCCTTCTCAGCAAGAGCGTTCTCCGCCTCGAGAGCAGCGTTTCGCTTGAGCTGGGCGGTGTAGAGATCAGAGCTGGCCAGCAGGGATTTCTGATCTGCCGTCAGCGTCTGCTTGTTCTTGATGTCGGCGAGCTGCTGTTCCCACTCGACCAATTTCTTCGCGTTCGCGCCGAGGGTTTGGCTGGCGGCGTTCTGATCACCGATAAGCGCGCCCTGCTGCTGAAGCGCTGCGTATTGCTGCCGTGCGGCGTCCAGCGCCTTGGTGCCGGCGTCCTCGCGGTACTGGGGTGTTTTGGCTTTCGCGGGGTCTTTGTACTTGTCGTTAATCGCGGCGATGTCCTTCGCCTGCTGATCTGACGAAAGCAACAGCGAGTTATCGCCTGTCTTGCGTGCCTGGATGATCCGGCGCTCTACCAGGAGCCGGTAATCGGCGAGCTCCCGGGCGCGCTTATCAGCGTTGCTCTCCGTGTCCTTGCGAAGTTTGTCCAGCTTGAGCTGATCGTCTAGCGCCTGCTGCTGTTGTTGCTGCGCAAAGCCCTTTGCCGCGGCCCGACGATCCTCTTCAGCTTTCTGGACAAGCTTGTCAGTTTTGTCTCGCTCGATCGCTTCCTTGCGGAACGAGTCATCCGGCGTCAGGTTGCTCATCGGGTCGACGAGCTGGCCCTTGGCGTTGCGCTGGTTGCGTTTCGCAGCGTTTGCCGCGATTGCGTCGAGCTGCTCGTCCAGTTTCTTGATCTGCTGGTCGAGCGTGTCCTCCCGGCCGACATTGAGCGCTGCATCCCATGCCAGTTTGGCGGCGGACATCACGCCAGCCCATGCGGACTCAAGGGTCCCGAGGTTATTCTTGATGGACGTCGAGGTCCGGTTCAGCCCATCCTCATAGGCCGCTGTTGCCACCGCCGCGGCATCCTGAGTTTTACCCTGCTCCTGCAGCGACCTGATGTTCTCGTAGGTCGTCGCCGTCAGGAAATTCATCGACTCGTTGAGCTTCAGAATTTCCGCAACCGGGTCCTTGGCGATGCGCTCGAAGTTCTTGACCGTCTCGTCAGCCGCGACACCCGTGGCCGACTGGAACTTGATCGCGGCTTGCGCAATCGCCTCGAATGCCGTTACCGGAATCCGCGTAGAGCTGGCCAACTGCGCCAGAACTTCTGCAGCCTTCCCGACTGTGCCGCCCGACTGAGCGACTTGACGCGCCATGTCGGCCAGGCCGTTTGCGCTCGCGCCGGCTGTGTTGCCCGTCATCGCGAGTGCCGCGTTATAGGCCGTCGCCTCCTCGCTGCCCTGCTTGTAGGCCAGCGCCAGCACCGCGGCCGCAGCAGCGGCGACGGTAAAGGGGTTGATCAGCCCCATCACGTAGCCCGACAACGCCTTGGCTGCTGGTCCGATGCCGCCGAACATGTCTTTGAGCTGACCGCCCTGCTGCAGGAGGACCGTCAGCGGGGCCTGACCACCTTGCAGCGACACAGCGATATCGGTGAACTGAGCTGGCACGCCGCGCAGCGCAGCGTTGTACGCTTTGGCCGACATCGTGCCCTTGGTCATGACCGCGTCGGTCTTCCCGATGGCGTCGCGCTGGTCGTTGAGCTTTTTCAGGTAATCATCGAAATCGCCCTTGTCCAGGCGACCGGCCGCGCGGTGCTTGCGCAACTGGTCTTCCATCTTGTCGAGCCGGCCATAAGCCGCGACGACCGGGTCGATCTGGCCGACCAGCTTGTCGAGCTGGCCAGCCTGATAGGCCGCTTCCTTGGTCGCCGACTTGAGCGCGCGCTGCGCACGGTCCATCCCCTTTTCGAAGCCGCCGGTGTTCGCCACCAGGTCGACCGTCAATTGGCCGAGCGAATCAACAGCCATAAATCACCCCTTCACGCGCTGCAGCAGCGCCAACAGATCCTGCGGCGTGGCTTCTTTTGATGGAGCTTGGAAGCCGCGATCCGGCATGAAGTCGGAGAACTTGGCTTTGCCGCCCATGGCATTGTTGAACACGGTGGCAAGCAGCGCGAAACCTTCATCGAGACGAAGGCCCAGATTCAGCGAGCCGGTTTGAAGCCGGTACCGCATCCAGTCCATCGCCTCGACGTAGGTCATTCTTTGCTTTGCTTCGGCGATCGTCGTCCCGAGGACGATCGCGAGCTCGTGCCAGAGCTCTTCCTCGGGTTGGATTTTTTTTCGAGCGCGCCCTCCGGCACCTTGTTGACCTCACCGATCGCGGCAAGCAACACAATCGCCAGCTCCGCACAAAGCGGGCCATGCCCCGTTTCTGGCCCGCCGACTACGTCCTCGACGGTAAACACCGGCACACCGTCTTTGTCGGTGATGCAGGAGGCGATGCGCTGGGCGGCCAAGTCGCCGCCGCGGTCCTGAGCATCCCAGCGCTGGGTCAGCGAAATGAAAGACTCCTGCAGCACGTACACGGTGGCCTTCTGCGGCTTTCCGTTCGCGTGCCAGCTGACTTCCTTTTTCTGCGGTGCCGAGATGAACGCCCCGGACGCTTTGAGCGAAGCAATATTCAGATCCATGGAGGTTCCTTACGGCGCAGTCTTGGCGACCAGAACGGGTTCGCCCGAAACCTGGATGCCAACGGTGGATTTGACGACGTCGCCCAGACCGAACGTGAACGGGAAACTGTTCATGTAGCCTTCGAAGGTGAGCCAGGTGCGGGTGTTTGGCAGGTCGAAATCGATCTCTGTTTCCACCAACGCGCGCGCAGTCGCACCGGTACCAGCGCCACCCGTGAGCGCCACGGTCGGGGCGCTGGTGTAGCCGGCGCCTTCGTTCGTAATGGTGAATCCAGTGACCTTGCCGTTCGCGATTTGGGCCGTCGCCGTCGCGCCAGTGCCACCGCCGCCAGTGATAGCCACCGTAGGAGCAGTCGTGTAGCCGGTGCCCGCCGAGTTCAGCACCAGCGCTGACAGACCGCCTGGCGTGCCAATAAGAGGCTGGATGCCTTCTTCGGTATCGAAGTTGTAGCCGTCAGACCAGCCAACAACCCACTTAAGCTTCGTGCCAGCGGTCTTCAACTGGTGAAGGCGCAGGTGAACCGGGTTCTTTGGGTCGATGTTCAAGCCGAACGACGCGGAACCAGGTTCAGCCAGACCAGCTTCATATTCACGACCTTTCGATTTGGTGCACGTCACGTCGACCTGCGCGACCGAAGTGTCGATGCCATCGAGCGTGGTGAAGCAGCCCACATCGAGAATGGTGTTATCAGCCGGGTCGATGGCGAAAAGCTCCGTGCCCTGGACATTAATGGTCAATTTGGTACTCCCAGATTTCCTGCGAAATCTCATATTGGCGGGCATAAAAAAACCCGCCGGAGCGGGTCGTTCTTTCAGGTTTTCCGGCTATGCACTGACCAGCCAGGCAACATCGAAACCTTTGCGGTAGTTCTTGGTTACGGTGTCCACGGTATCGACCCCGAACCCGGTGATGTAGGCCCTCTTTCCAATGGCTTTGCGCATGGCGGACACCACCGCGTCCGCCGACATCGCTGTCGCGGCGTAGACATCGATCTGCAGGCCGTATCGGTCTGTTTCCGGCTGTCCGTTGATGTAGTTCAGAGGCGATCCGCTCACCACCTGCCAAACCGCGTACGGCTTGGCTACGTCCTGCGGCGCTTCACCGTGCGGATAGAGCCTGAGCGGGCTTTCGCCCAGCAGCGCAACCACAGCAGGATCGGCTTTGCACACCTGGGTAATGGGCGCTAGCATCAGTTCACCCCCAGCTTGATCAGTTGGTACTTGGCCGAGCCGAGGAACTCCTTGAACAGGGCCTCGCGGTTGTTGGCCAGCGCCGGGCGCAGGAATGGACGGGCCCGGTTTTTCTCGGTGCCGAGCTCAACCCACCACCAATAAAACGTGTTGCCGCCGCCCTGCCCCCGGCTGCGCTTGCGCACACCGACGGACATCACAACCGCGCCGACTTCCATGCCGATCGCCTTGCGTTCAACGATCGCGAGGTTCTTGGGGATGTAGTTCGATGTTTGCGGGTCATCGATCCGCGCTGCCCGGTCCTTGGCGTCCGCGAGAACGATCTCCATCGCATCCTTGGCCGCCGGCGTGACGACCTTGCGGCGCATTTCCTCGGTCAGCCCACGGAAACGGGCAGATAACTCGTCTGCTCCTCTGAGCTTGTACTCAACCCGATCACCCATCGTTGGTGCCCTCACTGGCTGGGAAGGTCAAGTACTCCTTGCCAGACACGGGATCTCTCAAAATCCCGTGCAAGTTGTAGACCCTGCCGTTATGGCGAGCGCGCATGGCAGCGTCGAAGCCGTCACGGTATCGCGTCACAATCCTACAAGTGACCTCGGACTGGGTGGACTGCGCCGAGATGAAATCGCGCACGCTTAAATCCCTGATTGCGGCCCATACCGTGGCAAATTCCACCCACGACACCAGCTCTTCGTTAGAAACGGGGTCATTGGTGACGACCTTCTGCTCGAAGGTCACCCGATGACGGAGATCGCCGGCGCGCATGGGTATTCCTCCTGCGGTTTGCTGTCTGCCAGGCTGCGCAAAGACCACAGTAGCGGACCGACACCCATCGGCAGCACTTCCGCTGAGGTGCCGATCACCACTGCTTCACGATTCGTGTAGGAGTGGCCGATCAGCAGCAGAAGTGCAGATTTGAAGCTTGCCGGGATGTCGCCGGCAGTGGCGAGTAGAGGGTTGTCGCAGTACCAGAGAGCCCAAGCCAGTGCCGACTCCGCATACAGCTCGATCAGATCGTCCTCATCCGCCGAATCGACGCGCAAGTGCTTCTTGATGAGATCCATCGCCAGCAAATCGGCAAGGACCACGGTCATTTCTTAACCTTTTCCTTCGCCTTTCCCTGGCCATCGACCTGGGCGGACTGCTCAACATCGACCAGTTCGGCGAGCTTCATGCCGACCAACGCATCGGCAACGTCGTCAGACACTGGCCGGGTCTCATATTGGTCGAAACTACCAGCGTGGTAGTGAGAGAACTGCCGCAACGCGCGAATAGTTTTCATATTGAAACCGGGGCGGTTGCCCGCCCCGCTCCTGTCGTTATGCCGCCGGGGTGAAAGTGCCTTTGATGATCGCGGTCGGACGGTAGTGAGTTACCGCTAGGCGCTCTTCGCACAGGATGGTCAGCATGTTCTTGACGAAGTTATCGCGGTCCTGGTTGCTGACCTCGATGGTTGCGTCCATGCGGTCCCAAATCTGCGAGGCCAGGTCGAAGCCGCCGACAGTGAAGGTGCCCTGCGCCTGGGCTTTGGTTGCCACAACCGGCAAACCCCACATGACTTTCGCTGCGAACGCAGCCGGACCGCCGAAGATGTAGCGGCCATCGGCATCTTTCAACAGCGCGATCGCGTGCCAGTCGCGCGGATTGAGAATCAGGCCGGAGGCCTCGAACTCGGACTCGCTGGTCTGGAAGATAGCGTGAGCGATCATGTCCGCGCGGGTGTCACCCGTAGCGTTCAGCGCGGTGTCGTACGCAGTGGCGACCTTGTTCAAGCCCAGCAGGTTGTCACCGGTACCGTCACCGTTGAGCAACTGGCCTTCTTCGACCAGGTCCAGACCGAACAGCAGGCGGCCGTTCACATAGGACTCGAGCATCGGCGCGTCATCCATGATTTGGCGCGCAGCCTGAATCCAGTGAGCGATCGTTTTGACGTTCGCCGTTTCCTTGGTGAACGTCAGCTGGCTTTCGGGCTTCAAAGCACCCTCGGCGACCGGCGCGGCGCCGATAGTGAACACGTTCTCGCGCACGTACTCGATCGCGTTCGAGTTAGTGCGGCCCTGCGCCAGCAGGTCGCGGATGGTCAGACGGCGCATACCGGGCATCAAAATGCCTGGATTGCGTTGAGCCTGAACCAGCGCGCCAGCGGAACCGACACCGCTGCCCAGCGCCTTGCTGAAACTCTTGACGTCAACCTTGCCCGAAGTCGAGCCGTTCCAGCCCTTCTTGATGTCTTCGGCTGCGCGCTCGGCGAAGCTTTTCTTGTGCTCCGGGTTGTCCAGTTCGCCGCCGGCGAGCTTGGATTCCAAGTCGAACAGGCGAGTGCCTGCGGTTTTCAGCTCGTCCTGCACGGTCTGCAGGTCGGTTTGAATTTTCTTGCTGACTTCACCCGTCGCGGTGATCTCTTTTTTCTGCGCATCGAACAGTGCGGTCATGTTCTCTTGCGCTGTTTCGATAGCCTTTTGAATTTGGGCCAATTCGGACATGTTTATTTTCCTACAGATGGGAAGGACTTGATGCGATCCAGGATCGCGGTGATTTCGCCACCTTCGGAATCGCTCCGAACTGCGGACTTGATGCGGGCGATCAACGCCTGCGCTTCGGATTTGGATAGCCCGGCCGAATCCCTCAGCCAGTGCTCCGCATCACGAATGGATTCAATGGCGTCCATGCTCTTCAACGAGGAGATCGACGCGTCTTCGTTGGCTGGCTCCGTGCAAATGCTGATCTCCCTCAGCCGCTGCATGGACTTGAAGGCCATGCCGGTCGCAATGCGGTCGAAGTCGGCAGCGCCAGCAAGAAAGCCCACCGACAGGCCGTTTACGGTGCCGTGCTGCATGGCGGACTTGAGCGCCTCGGACTGAGGATTGCCCGGGGTGAGCTCGCCGCGCGCGAGCAACCCTTTGCTGTCCTCTTCTAGGTGCAACCACTTGCCAACAGGAATGGCGTTTCTCTGGTGGTTGAAGAACATCGCCACCGCTCGGGACTGGCCGGTAAGCGCCTTAGCGAAAGCGCCCGGCAGGATAATGTCGCCATCAGCGTCGACCTTGTTGAAGACGCTGGCATAGCCTTCGAAGACGCCCTGCGTGCCCCCGCCGGAGAACTTGATTTCAGCCTGTTCGAAGGCGATGGTCTTATGAATATTGGACATTTATTGACTCCAGAAAAACTAAACCCCGCCAGGGGCGGGGTTTGTTTTGCCAAGTTGCTCAAGGGGCACGTTTTGGGATTGTCGCGTCGCCACGTCACCACCTGGGAGCGGAGGCCTATTGTTCACTCGACGTCCTTCGTTGATGGTCATCAGCCCGGTGTCGACCTGCGTCTTCATGTAGTTGGCACGGGCCGTAGAATCCCCGCTGAGCAGACCGTCGCGGTTGTGCTCGGCGTGAATTTTGCCCAAATCCGTGGGCTTCACCAGCCAGCGCAGGATGCTCGTCTCCCAGATTTCGAGGTACGGGTCCAGGGTGTACTGGAGAAAGCCCAAGTTCTGCTGCTCGATGCCCGAACCCCAACTGGTGGTTTTCTCGACATCGCCCACCAGGTGCGGTGGGACTCCGAAGAAACGCGCCAGCTCGCTGACTTGAAACTTTCGAGCGGCCATGGTCTCCGCATCCTGCGGACTGACGCCAATCGGTTGCGTGGTGAAGCCGGCCTCGATGATCCACAGCCGCTTCTTGACGGGACCCCCTGAGATTTCCTTGAAATTCTCCTCGACCTGATCGCGCTGGACCTTGTTAAGGGTCTTGTCGCCGGTAGACATGATTTGCGGGGACTTCGCACCGTTAGCATAAAAGTCGCGCTGCTGATCTTCCATTGCCACCGCAACGCCTGCGGTCTTGGCTCCGAAAGCAATCGGCGAGAGGCCGACTAGACCATTGAAGCCGAAACCTTTCAGGTGAAAGATTTCGCTCTGCTTGAACTCCGCGTATTCGGTGTCACGTCGATATTTGTAAATCACCCGCTTGCCTTCCATGCGAACGTCCATGTTCACCGACATCATCGGAATCAGGCTAATCACATCACCCGCCACGTTGCGTTCGATCAGCGCGTAGGCGTTTCCGTAGAAGCAAAGCTGCATGGTCATCGCCACACGGAAGTCAAAGGCCGTCATGTACTGGTTGGGCATGTACCGCAGGAGCCGCGCGAGCGGATGGGTCAGCGGAGCTTTGATTCGGTCGTCGCCTCTTGTCTCAAACACGTCCAGCGGCATACAGGCCGTGACACTTGAGATCAGCCGCACGCAAGCGAACACCGTAGAGATTTGCAGCGAGCGCTCGTCATTGACGACGGAATCGCCCACCACGCCCGACGCCGATATCGGGCCGGTCTGCGATCCTTTATCTGGAGTGGTGAGGCGTCCACCGACAAAATAGCTCGCCATCCGCGCCCAGAAGGGACTGCGTGTACGCAGATCGATGCTGTAGTCGGTATCGGCCATTACATACTCATTGGTCTAGAGAGGAAGTCATCGACATTGACGTCGTCCGGACTGGCGCCCGAGACGCCAATTGCCATAAGCAAAGCGGTCATATCGTCAATCTTGTCGGCTGACCGCTTCTTGTCAGGCGCCATGTTCATGTTGTCGTCACGCCGGGCGATGAGGTTCGAGGCACACCAGTTCAAAAGCGGGTCCGAACCGTGGGCAAACTGCCCGGAAATGTAGGCCCGTTCGAGCACCTGCATCGCTGGGTGGTATGACTTCGGCCCCTGGATGAACTCGACCATGGGGATATCACCGGCGACAAGCCGGTTCACCAAGTCAGAGGCGTTCCACTTGTCGTAACCGATGGCCTGGATGTTGAACCGCTCGTTTGCGGCCTTCACGTCCGCCTCGATCACCGCATAGTCCGTAACGTCACCCTCGGTCTGTTTGAGAAGTCCAGATTCAACCCAAGAGGCGTAAGGAACCGTGCCGCGTTCGGTGCGGAAGGCTACTGCGCTCTCCGGTGCCCAGCGCCAGGCGTACGTGTAGATGACACCGTCGACGTTCCAGATCAGGCGAAAGCATGTGAGGTCAGTTGTCGATGCCAGATCGAGCCCGCCCCAGCACGGGAAGTCGGCCAGCCATTCAAGGTCTACCTCGCCGCCGCACTGCTGCCACTTGTTGAGGTCGATCCAGCCGTCGGCAGTAGAGGCCGGCCGGTTTAGCCGCTTGATTCGAAATTCGGCCATCTTCGACGGCATCTGCTTCGCTTCGACGGCCTCCTTCCGGATCGCCGCCAGCAGGTGCGGGTTCACATCCATGAGCGGGTTGGCTTTGATCCAGCAGCGTTCGTCGAACTCCTCATCAGCCTTGATGCCGAGGGTTTTGTCTTCATCGTCGACCGCGTAGAACACGACTAGATAGTGGTCAGCCGTGTGGCCGAACAGCCCGGCGAGCAATTTCTTGGCGAACATCCTGATTTCAGCCCACGGCCCCGGGTTTGTGTAACCCTCGGTGGTCGTGAACAGCCACAGCGGGTTGCCCCGGGCGCCGGCGGCCGACTGCAATACGTTGAGTAGGTCAGCTGTTTTGTGTGCGTGGATCTCATCGAGTCCGACGTGCGACGGGTTCAGGCCGTCCTGCGTCGAGGCTTTCGCGTGAATCGGCTTGAAACTGGCGCCGGTTTCGGCCCGGCTGATCGACTTGGCCCAGACCTCAAGGCCGAAGTACTCGCGAAGGTCCGCGTTCTTTTCGGTCATCCGCTTCGCAGCGTTGAAGATGATCGCGGCCTGGCCGAACGTGGTCGCCGCGCTGACGATCTGCGCGCCTTCTTCCGGTTCGCAGCACTCGCAATACAGCAGGATGGCCGACGACAGCGTGCTCTTCGCGTTTTTTCGCGCGACGGCAAACAGTGCCGAGGTGAATCGGCGCGGATGGAACATCCCGTTGCCGCCCCACCCTTCGGTGAAGACTGCCTCGCGCTTGCGAAAGCCGAAGAGTTGGACCACGAAGAAAACGTGAGACGCGTGCATCACGATCGTGGGTTTCTCCCACTTGCCCTCGACGTGATGCAGTTTTTCGATGAAATCGCAGGGGTCGTTGGCGTGCCACGGGTCAAACATGAACGGGCAATCTTTCTTTTTCGCCCGTTTGAGGTCATCAAGAAATCGCTGGGCAGCCTGCCGTATCAGCTTTCCGTGCTTCTTGCGCTTCTTGTCGGCTACTGCGGCCTTGGCGTAGTCAGTCGCGATCTTTACGAAGTCACGCATGACCCACTCCACAGCCTATTTATTCGATTATTTCCCTGCTTGTTTCCGGCCATTTCCGGCAAACGCGTTGCCCTTTTTGTCGGTGCCGCCCGATGAAACCTTCCGGCGACTCGCGGGCGTCATGCCGAATTCTGAGAACAGCGCTTTGAGCGCCGTCGTTTCAGCGGCTGTCGATTCCATGTCCGCCTTGGCCTTCTTCCTGAAGCACTGCCAGGCATGACAAAGCTGCTCGAGCGAGTACAGGTCAACCACCTGCAAAACCTTCGCGCTCACCAACTGCCGGCCAAGGTTTCGCCACATCTCCGCGCCGTCAGCGTTCAGGTGCTGAGGCGGTTCCGGGAAATCTTCAATCAGGTCGAACTCTGGCGCGTCGTCCTCCCCCCGATCCGGGCGATCGGTCCCCGCCAGGAGCTTGAGGTGCGGCGCCGTCGGCTTCCGTCCTCTGGTCATTTGTCACACCCTCTATTTTCAAATCCTAATTTCGACGGCGCGAAAAAAAGCCTCGGGCGCGGTCTAGGAGCGAAAAAGGCCGAACTTCTGACCCTCCCCCTCTCTAATAGCGAAAACCTATCAAAATCGATCAAATTTCAATCAAATCGGCAGAAAAGTGACCAAAACAGTCAATTTCGTATCCATTTACGATCTTTTCGAGCGAATCAGTCTCGTTTCCTGCCGTCGACGCCGAGTCACCGGTTGCGCTGGTTGCCCCAGCCGCCATCCTCGGTCGCGGTCTTCACCGAGTGGCATGGATGACACAAGCCTTGCCAATTGGTCCGATCCCAGAACAGATCCATGTCGCCACGGTGCGGAACGATGTGGTCGACGTCAGTGGCTGCCGTCACCCTGCCGCCCTGCTCGCAGTGGACACACAGGGGATGCTTGGCGAGGAAGCCCTTGCGCGACTGTTGCCATCGATAGTTATACCCACGCTGGCTGCTGGTGCCGCGTTCTTGCTCGGGCGTCTTGTGCATTGGCGTGCATGGCGCAGCGGGTTGATGTCGCTTCGGCCTGACAGGCATCCGCTACTCAACCCGCTTGGGTGCTGGCACGTATCGCCGCACGCGGTCACTGATTGCTGTGACTTCAAGGAGTTGCTCATCAGGACCGACCGCCTCGACAGCCTCAACCACCATCACCTCGGCATTGATGGGCTCGAAGTTGTGCGGCAATACGGTGATGGTCGCCTTCCACACACCACCAGGCTCTGCCGTCATGGCGATGGACGTGATGCCTGTCAGCTCACTGCCGTCGCTCAGCATCACCCGCGTGCCCATCGCCGGCATCGGGCTGTTCGGGCTCAGGCTGGCCGGCGGGATGATCGTCGCCACGTTGACGCAATTGGTTGATTCGCTCACTGGCTATCCTCATAAACTTCAGGGCTCGATTGCGTACGGCCGAGCATGTCGTGCAGGCCATGGTCTTCACTCAACTGTGCAGGTCGGCCACTTGCATTGCGCGAATGCCAAGGCACCCGCGTGGTCGTGGTCTTCCTGCATGATCATGGGGAATGGTTTGTAGCCAGGCACTGTGACGTACCAAGACTTCTTCATCGGCGCACGGGTGCGTCCACATCTGGACGCATCTCCAATGGCAGGGCCTACTTGCTCTGGCTGCGAACGATCTGTGCGTCGACCTGGTCAGCGCACGTGTCGAGCAGCTTTATCGCTTGATCCTTCAGCTCCCATACGTCGCCGTTGTCACGCAGATCGGTATCGTCTGCATTGACCCGCTCGCATGGGATCAGCTCAGGGGCTTCCAGCCTTATGGCTGTTGTCTTTGTTACCACTTGAGGCTTTGCCGCGCAGGCCGTCAGGCAAAGGCTGAGCAGCCCAATCACGAACAGGTTTGCTGTTGCGCTTGAGGTCATCGAATTCTTTCCTCGCCTTCTTGGCCTTTTCTTCGCTGGCTTTGATCCGCTTATTCAGGTCGGCGGTGTAAGAAACATTGCGTTCTGCCTCAGCGCGCAGCGTGGTGATCGTCGCCTGGCTGGCGTTGTTCGCATCCACCGCCTCCTGCTTGGCTTTGGCCTCGACAGTGACGGCGCCCTGCAACGTGACTACATGTATCTGTTGGATCGCGATCAGCAGGCTCATCACGATGAAAATCACGATGGCGACTGCAATGGTTCGCAACGTGGAGCCGACCTTGGCTACTGCGACAACGGGTTCGAGGCTCATAATGAGTCCGCCTTGCGTCCGAGGAATCGGATGATCAGTTCACGTATGGCTGTAACGCCGACAAAGCCAATCGTGCCGCCGGCGGCTACCGACAGACTCGACGGCCAGGCCATCCACTCGATGACGCTGCTGGCTGACAGGCTCAACGCGCCGCAGATCATCGCCTCAAGAACGAGACGCCACTTGTTGGCCTCTTTCCCTTCGTACAGCACGCGCAGTAATGAAATGGTTGCGGCCATGATCGCTCCTTGCCAGAGCGGATTCGACAGGACGAGCCAGACCTGCGCCCAGAAGTCAGGTGATTTTTCAGGCATGTTCGTCGTATTCCGACATCCGCCCTTTCGGGATCGGAAAATGAATCAGTCCCGCAGCACTCCCAGCTTGGAGCGAAGGGTGTGGCGGGGCTGAAAACGAAAAAGCCCCAGCAGATGCTGAGGCTCGAAATGATTGATGTCTTTGGCACGCGCTTAATGATTTAGGTATATGCGGCTTGAGCGATAACCTAGGTGCACGCAATTCACCCAGATCATTGAAAAGGCCGTCTGGGTACCCAATGTTGAATGTGTCGCTAAATTCCAACGAGGCGCCGACGGTCTCGTTCACAAAAATCACAGCATGTGCCGAGGTAGTAAACATGGGCGGATCGAAACGGTATATGGAAGATCAGGACGCTTTGCGCAGCCAAGTCATTCAGATCGGATTGGAGTCTGATGTGCTTCACTATTGCGAAGATGATGACGAGGCATATCACGATACGGGCGCGACTGAGGAGGCGGTAGAGCTTGGCCTGCAGAAGTTCAAGGCTGGGGAGTTAGAGGGCTTCGACAATGCCCAAGACGTTCGGAAGTTTATCGAAGACACGATTAACGAACTTCCTTACGAGTGCACTCGATGCGAGCAGAGGGCAGGCAGCTGATGGGCTAAATCTAACTGCAAAGCCCGGCCATCCACTGGGTTTTGCTACAAGCCATTAACGCTGTTTTTTTACTTCTTCCGCGCGCTGGGCATCCAGCTTGGCGTACTCGGCGCGCTTTCGCGTAATCAGATCATCAGCTTCAGCTTCCGTTAACTGCTCCCCCAACGTAACCATCCCATTGAAGACCCACCAGCAGTTTTGACCTTTCGAGCTTTTATTCCTTTCCTTCCTGAGCCGATCCATTTTTCAATCCAAGGCTGATAGCGATGACGAAATATATCATCGGCTCAATAGAAAAGCCCGACGCAGTGGCCGGGCTTTGAGTACGTGTCGCGCTGAATCAGCTGAACACCGTGCCATGAAAACAGGTGTTTATCAGGCCTGAAAGAACTTTTTACGCTGCTGCGCAAATATCTCCCAACGCCCCGTCAATCCACGCCACTCCCTGACGGATCACCTCGCGCGCGGATCGCTCCGACATTTTGTGATGCTCAGCAATCCGGACCATCGTCCATTTAGAGCCAAAGTACCACCAGATGAAATCACCCATCTGCTGGTTACGCGCGATTAGCCTCGCGATAGTGGAATCAACGAGCATTGCGGTCTCGTCGGTAATTACATAGGTCGTTGCGCTTGGCTCTGGGCAACAATGGTTCATCAAGGCCGCCAATGGCGAGACGTAGCGCGGAACCCCCATGCCAGCCATCCGCCAGGAGCCCCAGTTCTCCAGCAGGTACTCGGTGTCGCCCAGCGGCTTGTCTGTGTACGTTCGCTTTTTCATGCCGCTTTCCTCGGGCTTGGATTCTTTTCAAGGCCAAGCAGATCCCGGAGCATCTTGTCGGCGTGTTTGTTTTTCGCGTTGCCTTCCAGCACCCAAGCTTTCGCATAGGCCTCGAAGCCGATCTGACCGGGCGTATCGTGCCAGTCCGCAACGATGTCCATCAGAGCTGCCGATGCGATCCGGCCGTTGGCTTGCTCCAGGAGCAGGCGGTTGCCCACCTTCAGAAACTTGCACTCCACCTGGGTCAGGCTCTTGCGCGGCCGTGCCGCAGTAACGTTACTCATGATCTTTCCTCCCCTTGGCGCGGCCGGTGAACTTCAACACTCGCCCCATCTCCACCTCTTCATCGCTCGGCGGCTTCCCACCAAATGGCACGAAGCGCACGAACTGCCCCTGCGCCTGCACCAGACACGTTCCCGGCTTCCCGTGGCGGCACTTGCCGACGATCAGCTCCGTGACGCCATTCGCTCCCTCGTCGGTGTCCGTGTCCCGATGAACGAGAATGACGACGTCGGCGTCCTGCTCGATCTGGCCGCTGTCGCGGATATCGCTCGGGCGCGGTCGCTTGTCCGGACGGTTGGTGGGCCCGCGGTTGAGCTGCGCCAGCACGATCACCGGCACCTTCAGCTCCTTGGCAAGGTTCTTCAGTGCGGTGGAGATCTTGCCGACCTCAAGCGTCCGGTTCTGCCCGCCTTCGCCCGCAATCAGGGTGATGTAGTCGACGACGATCACGTCCAGCCCTTCGTGGCGCTGGCACTGGCGGGCGATTGAGCGAATGCGGGCGACCGTCATACCTGCCTGATCGCAAACGTACAGCCGCGCCTTGTGCAGCACGCTCACCGCGCTGGTGATGCGCGGCCAGTCCTCATCCTTCAGCGAGTCGCCCTCATCCAGCCGGGTCAGATCCACCGCACCCAGCGAGGCGATATTGCGAGTCACCAACTCCTCCTTGGTCATCTCCAAACTGAAGACCAACCCGGCGCCGCCAAGCTGGGTAGTCGCGTATTGGGCAATCTGGACGCCGAGGATCGTCTTGCCGGACGCTGGCAGGCCCGCCACGACCACCATGTTGCCTGGGCGCAGGCCGCTGATCAGCTTGTCCAGATCCGGTATGCCGGTCGATAGCCCTTTCGGCGCCGTGCCGGAGAACTTCGAATCGATGGTGTCGATCACCTTCGGCAGTATGTCGCTAACCTTGTGGTAGTCCGGCTCGCCGTCGTCCAGGTCACGCAGATCGGCCATAGCCTGCTGTCCGCGCGCGATGATCTCGGCTACGGGAAGATCATCATTCGCGGATTGGCTGATCGTGTGTGCCGTCTCCACCACCTTGCGCAGCACAGCGCGCTCGCGAATTACCCGTGCGTAGGTTTTCCAGCTCGAGGTCCCCTGCGCGTTAGACTGGATGGTCGCGGCGTAGGCCAACATGCTGGTGCCGTCGGGCAGGTACTGGTGGTGCTCACTCACCATGATCACGTCGACCGGGTCGCCCGCTTCGTGGCAATCCAGAATGGCCCGGTACAGCGCCGCGTTCTCGATCTCATGGAAGTCAGCGATCTCGACCTTTGGGCGGATCTCGTCAATGAGCGTTGGGTCGACAAAGATCGCACCGAGCAGCCCGTGTTCGGCGTCTACGTTGAAAAGCTCGCGGCTCATGCGTCACCTCGTACCGAGGCCCAGTTGAACAACACTGCAGGGCCACCGTTGTCGCTCAGTCGGTCTACCACGCGGTCCCCAAGGTATTTACGAATCGCCAAAATGTTCAGGTTAGAAATCACAATGGTGGGCTGAAGGCTCTCGTACCGGCCATTGATCGTCTCGAACAACACCTGCCGCTCGAAGTCGCTGCCGTTTTGCACACCGACCTCGTCCACGATCAGCAGATCGGGCTTCGTCAGCCCCTCGTAGATCTGGGTTTCGGTCAGCTCGGCGTCCTTGGCAAACGTGCTCTTCACGTCCCGAATGATCGACAGCGCGGAGGTGTAGCGAGCCACGGCGCCGAATTCGCGAATGACGTGCTGCGCAATGGCGCAGGCCAAATGGGTCTTTCCGGTACCAAGGCCTCCAAGCAGCATCATTGACCGACCCACATTCCAGTTGGCTTCGAAGCTTTGGGCGTATTCACGGCACTGCCGCAGGGCGACGGTTTGCTGCGAAGGGCTGGCAGTGGTCTCGTAACTGTCCAGTGTCGCTTTGCGGAAGCGCAGCGGGATATCCGAAGCGATGAGAGCCGCGTTCAGCTTGCGAGCATCACGTACTGCGGCGGCCGGCTTGTGGGTTGCATCATCCGGAGAGTGCACGGCATCGAACTGGCACCGAGGGCAGCCTTGCCAGAAGTGATCACCGACAAACGATTCCGTCAGGTGGTTGAGGTATTGCCCATGCTCGCTGCACTGGGCAGATTCGGTTTTGAAGATGGTCGGTGCGGTCATGGCTTGGCTACTCGGTACGAACCGTCAGGCTGGAGAACCAAGCCCTCGGTATGGTCAATTTTGTCGAGGTCGGTGTGATTGGATTGGGTAACCGCCGCCAGCAATTCGTCCTCCCACCGTTTCCCGTTCAGCCAACTGGCAGGATGTGGGATGAACTGTCCCCCACTTTTGAGCCAGTCGATGCTGGTGGACTGCTTGGCCAGCGCTGTGATGATCTGCTGCTGCACATCTGCGTCGGGTGCCAGCTTCTTCCACGCTTGCTCTGCGGCTTGGCGTTTCTGCTTGCGGGGATACAGTTTGTAGAACCGATCAAATCCTTCGAGCGGGGCCTTCGTGACCACAGGGTTTTTAATCCTTACTGCTTCATTCAGTCCTTGCTGAACATCAGTCTTTACTAGGGGGGGATTTGCCGGGGACGGTTCGACCGGGCCCGGATAATCCGTCGCCGGTGATTCCGACACGGTGTAGGAGCGTCCACCGAACTCGCCACCCTCGGCTCGCTCAAGGGTGATTTGGAGGTATCCAGCCTGCTCCAACTCTCGAATCAACCCGCGTATAGCGTCTCGGCCAGCGGCTTTACCGATACAATCTTTGGTCTGGTTGATCAGATGGTGAGTAGAGACCTCCCAGTGGTCAGGCTTACCCAGCAGAAAGACCAGAACGCCGCGCGCAGCCCAGCTAAGGCGCCGGTCTTCGCTGATGCTCTTGTTCAGCAAGTAGAAATTACCCTCCGGTCGAGGGGCGCGAATGATGCTCATATGTCGAGCTCCCGCGTCACACGCCGCACGAAGTCGTCGTAGGACTCGTCCATCACGATGCCGCGATCTTCCAAGGCCATCCGGCCTGCCTTTGCCAGGCCGTAAATCTCCCATCGTTCGCGCTCGGGCAGATGACGACAGTTCGTGTAGTTCGGCCATGGGCCCGCGACGACGCGAGCTGACGGCCGCAGACCTACAGGGTGATTGAGGTTGGTCTTGATCATTGCAACGTCCTCGGCTCAACGTGCACGACCTTTGCGCCAGCAAAAGGCGATTTCGGGCCGAACAGATCAGGCAGATCTTCTTCCGGAGCCGTCTTGATCCAGTCCATCATCGCGATGAAGCAAGCTTCAAAAAGCGGCCCGCCCTGGCCCCATTCTTCAGCCTTAGGGCTTGCGCTGTTTTCGTATCGCCCGACGTAGATCAGCCCGGCAAGGCTTTGCTCTTCATCGACCAGCGCAGTCAGGCGGTGAACTGGATTGATGCTCAGCAGATCGCAGATACCATCGAAGCCGATAGTTTCGAACACCCGGTCTTTATCCATTATCAGGTTGTAGCCAAACCCAATCAGGCCCTGTCTGATGGTCTGCATTTCTTCTCCGCGATGGAACCTGGCTTTAGCCATAAGGATGTCGATCTGGCCTTGGGTAAAGGGCAGATAGGCTTTGAGCTTGCCGGCCTCACGCCGGAAAATCCGGCGCTCCTCACGGATCTGGTCGCGATGGCGCAGGCTGATGCGGATGCAGCGCTGGATGAGGATGAACAACGCACGCGGTGAAATTTTCGGCTTGCGAGCCATGTCGGCGATCTTCTGCGCAATTTCGAGATTGATATTGCTCATGCGGGTTCTCCTTCGGCGCCGAATAGGTCAGCCAGGTCGATCTGATAAACGGCTGCCCAAGCAGCTGCGGGCCAGGCGAAAACCGAGCCGTAAGTTGGGTGATTAACTCGAGGTACGCTGATACCGCGGACGTCGCACCATTTCCGCAGCGGGCGCCATCCAGCGGCTCCGAACTTGCGGTGCAAGGCCTTCTCAACGGCAAGAATCGTTGCCTGAGTTACGCCCAGGCCGAGACGCTCCTTGAGCGCGCGACTCTCGCGCCTCGCTGCCGATGCGGTCGCCATGGCGGTTGCTTCGCGTCGGGAACCAATTTCGGCTTTGGTCTCAATGGCGTGGTCACGCTCAGCGGCGATCTGCTTGTTTTCAGCGATCAGTGCGAGCTGCTTGGTGGCCATGCCCTGGATGATCAGCAGCTTGCCCTCTTCCGTTTCCAGATCAGGAGCCATGCCATTTTCGAGCATCTGCCAGCGGTCAACGAGCGCCCCGGTAAACTCTGGGCTCAGCTGGGCAACCACGACGAAGCTGTCGCGCTTACCCTTCTCGCCGGAGAAGACGTACTGCTCTACCGTCTGACCAAGGTGGTTTTTAACTTCCACCAATGGTGGGAGTTGAATCGCACCTTTCTCGGACAGTCGCTCAATGGTCCGCTTGACGCTGTCGTGACGAGCGTTGACCAAATCGGCAATTTCCTGCGACGACATCGTTAGCAATGTGGAGGTGATCAGGTTCATTAGCCGGCCCCCACGTCAATGCCGGGACGCTTGCCCACCACCCCGTAAGAGGCGCCGAGGTGCCGATGCCGCCAGCAGAAATTGCCGCTGAAAATGCGGATATGCTCAATGTGAAGGGCGATGTCGGCGGCGGGCCCTTCTTCCTGCTGACACAGGAGAGGATCGAGCAACGGCAACAGAAGCCGTACAAGCCGTTCGAACTCCTCACGGGCGAAGTTCATGCTGCACATTTGTTCGGAGGTCAGAACAGCTTCACGCAGCACTTCACCGTCAGCAGGGACGGGGGCGACGGGGGCGATGATTGACACGGCCTTATTCATGACGACACCTCCGATTCCGCGCCACGATTTGGCATGTCGGCGTTTCGTGGCGCGGGCTCAATCAGTTGCTGCGCGATTTCCTCCGCGTTGCAGGAGCCTACGTTCGCGGCATCGCTCGCGTAGAACCAGCCAAGGCTCAACAGACTCTCTAGACGAGGGCTTCCTGCAGCCATCCCCTGGGCGATGAACAGTACTGTCTCGAGATGCTGTAGTTGCCGCTTGGCCATCTCCAGATGATCAAGCGCGTCGTGTGCAATCTGACGATCAGTCATACGGCACCGCCTGCGCGCTGCGCGGCCATCAGACCGCACACGGAAGAGTCAACGATTGCCTTGGCGTTCAGCAAAACTTCTTGGATCAGGTACACGCCGGCAGTCTTCAAGCCAGTGTCCTCATCGTGATATTCCTTAAGGAAAAACAGTACTTCGCTTAGCAGGCAGGAGCTGTCCTCAAGTGCATCGACGACGTCAACGCCCGGAGCGACCTGAAATATCCGATCATCGTGGGGATTTATGGCTTTGAATGCCGTCACAGCAGTAACCGGGTCTTGCGCCTTGAGAGGCTTGGTGCTATTTTTCGGGTGCATTGATTCGTCCTCCACAGAACGAAGAGTTTCAAAATTGCTTGCTGATACAAGCGATTGGGTTCCAACAAAGGTCAGCCGCCACAGCTGGCCTTTTTTGTTGCCTGCCGAAAAGTTAGCCGGTCAACAAATACAGGGAGTGGCGTTTGTTCATTTTCAGGTGCTCATCAAATCGGCAAACGCCGGCAGGTGGAAGTCGCTGAGCAGGTACTCAGCAGGGACTTCCATTTTTGGGACGAATATGCTGGTCCAGAGCTTACTCATTAGCTGCGGGCCTCAAGCGGGTCGAGTTTTAAGTTGGCTCGACTACTGGATGCTTGAACAGCGGTATTTAGCGACTGCAACGGGGCCAGGCAAGGCTGTATCGTTTGTTCAAGGCTGAGCGATGACTCGGCCACTGGAAAAAGGTCCGGACGCAGGCGCTGCCGAGATACACCAGTCGCACGCTCAATAGGCAAAACCAAGTCAGCCGGAATGGTGCGGTTGCGGTATAGGCACTGCCAGATTCGTGGCTGGCTCGTTCCGCATCGTCTTGCGAGCTCTGCTTGACTACCTGCGATTCGTACCGCCGCTTCGAGTGGCTTTTCAACGCAGCTCATCGCTAACGTCCTCGTATGGGAATGTGACGGATAATAACTCATGTTATCTACGAGTCAAACAATTGTTATTTGATGGCGCATAACAGGCGCTATAGGCTGGAAAGATGGAAAAATCAGACGACGAAAAATCAAATTCCGTTGGATCCCGGTTAAGGGCAGCACGGCTTTTGCTGGGGCTTAGCCAGAAACAAGTGGCTGAGAAAGCCGGCTTGAGCCAGGTTTCAATCCAGCATCTGGAGTCAGGGCGTAACGAGAATTCAAGGCACTTGGTAAATGTTGCTCAGGCTGTAGGTGTCAGGCCTGAATGGCTGCTTACAGGGGTAAACCCTATGGTTTCTGGGCCGATAGCGGTCGCAAGGCCAGCATCTCCAGGCCTCCATGTCGTGATCGAACCTCTTACCGCTACCTTTTCCTCCGAAGATGAATCCGAGGTCACACCCGGGTTGCCTTTCAGTTACGAATGGCTGGACCGACAAGGCCTTGATCCAGCGAACCTTCGGGTCGTGTGGGCAGAAGACAACTCTAACTTCCCGACCGTCTCCCGCGGGGATTCGCTTCTGATTGATCGCACCCAAGTAGAGCCGCGCAATGGCCAGATGTATGCGATTCTGACGCCGAGTGACGACGTGGTAGTGCGGCGCTTGATCCATGACTTTCACGGGGGCTGGTCGCTTGTGCCTGATAACCGTGGAAACCCTCGATTCCCAGACTTCCAGCTTTCCGATGACGCGCTTAAGACGCTCAACATCCTGGGCATTGTGGTGTGGAGAGGAGGCATGGTGTAGGTCCGGACAGCAAAACACGACCGTCGAGAGGCGGTTTTTTTGTGCCCAAAGGAAAATAAGATAACTTTTGTTATTGACGCCCGAGATACTTGCGTTATGATCGCCCCATACAGATGTTATAGCTTAGGAGTGGGACATGAAAATCATGACGATGGGCAGCTGGAAAGGTCCGCTGGGCGCGGGGCTGGCCCCCCGGGAGCTGGAGGCAACGTTATGGGCTGCAGCTGACCTGACAGCCAAGGAGATCGCGCGGCTGATGGGCATAACGCCGAAGTCAGTATCGAAGCGCTTGGACGATGCACGCTTCAAGCTTGGCGCTCGCACTGTTCGTGGCTTGGTTCTGGAGGCCTTCAAGCGAGGCTTGATCAGCTTCGCCAATGTTGCAACACCAGATCCCCAGCAGCACGAGCAGGCTCCTCACGACGGCGTCTTCATCGCATGACCGCGTTTGCAGCGGCGTGCGCCTCCAGCGGGGACGCAGTCCGGTGCTCAGGCTGAACTGACTCTTTACCCAAACAGATTTTGCGAAAGCCATAAAGCGCGGCCGGGATTCGTTCGGCCGGAAATCAAGGAGATTCCATGCTCATCCTCACCCGCCGCTCAGGCGAAACAATCAAAATCGGCGACGACATAACGGTCACTGTTGTCGGTATGCAGGGGGCTCAGGTTCGTGTCGGTATCGATGCTCCGGACTACATTGAAGTCCATCGCGCCGAGATCTACGACAAGATCCAAGCCGAGCGCGCACAGAGCAGCGTTCATATCGACGAACGAATCAAGGCTGCAGCGTCTGAACCGGTGATGCTGAGCGTCCTCTTTGAATTACCCAATGCCCAAGCTGCTACCGCGCTGATCAATCAGATGCCGTCGGGCCAGCGCGTGTTAGGAACTCAGGCGAAAGTGAGCCGCATCGCGCTGATGGCCAAGGAGGTTAGGCATGACCCGCTACGGTAACGGGCCTGTCGGTCGGAGGCTGATTGAGCTGTTCAACGCAATGCAGCGCCGCGAGACCCCGGTGATCAAGATCGCCGAAATGGCGGCGTCCTGCGGCATCAACCCGCGCCAGCTTCTTGCCGACCAATTCCGCAGGGGATCATTCGATGCTTGAGCTCTTGAGTCTGAAGGACCTGTGTGAGGCTTTGGTCATCCAGCGCTTCGAATCGGTCCACGACGCCGAGCAGGCGCTGGAGCAGTTCGAGAAACTGACGACGCCGGCGGCGGTGCTGGACTTGCTTAATGAGGTTCCGATCATTCAGCCGGGTCGCCCTTACCTGTTCAGCCTCGCGCCGGACCTGGGAAATTGCACCCTGGACGTGGGCGGCCAGCCGTACCACTTCAATGCTGCGCCAGAGCTCAAGCTCATTGAAGATAACCAGATCCACCGTGTGATCTTCAGCCTGCCGCCCATCAGCCTCAGCCCGGAGACCCTTCCATCGGTGCAAGACCTGCCCTCGCAGCAGCGCGTCACGGGCGACAACGAGGTCGACGCGGTGTTGTGGCTGCGCGAGGTGATCAAGACAGGTCAGCCAGGGCCGATCGCTACAGCCCTGGAGGCGGCGAAGAAGATCAAGACGCCGATGAAGGTTCTCGAAAAGCGCTATAGCGATTTCCTGCATGACGCCCACCCCGGCAACTTCTTCGCGACGTTCAGCGCCATGGGGTTGGGTGAGCTGGAGAGACTTGCCACCCGGTCAATTGAGACACTTCGGCTCAAGGTAGAAGCTCAGGCGCGCTTTCCGGGGGATACGATCTGGGATGACACTGCCGCCGAACAGTTCTGCGAACGTGCGTTAAAGCGCTGCAAAGGGTTCAAGGACTACATCAATTATGACGTAGCCGAAGTGGAAAAGCGCTTTCGAAAATACCCGGACCATATGCCGCATACGCTTTCTGATTGCCTCCACGAGCTGACCTTCTGGCAGACCCTATCGACACTGCGGAGTGCCGCTGGCGAATGGGGTGATGGCCAGCATGAGGGGATCGCGCGTGGGTGTTTCGTCGAAAGCTTGCTCGCCACCATCCCGCCGCGAGACGCCGATGAGGCCGGAAAGGTCCTCGACTACCTCGGCGACAAAGACCTCGATCAACACAAGCTGATTGCGATCGCCCGAAATCTGATGTCGGTCGGCGTGACGCACAGCCGTGACGCGTCAGTTGCACCGCACGAACAACATATGACGCGTCAGGAGGTAGGCCATGGCCGCAGCTGAAGAGTTGAGCGAGAAGTACGTCGCGGACAAAGTTCCTGAGGCAAAGATGGCAGAGCTCGTCGGCACCACGCGAAGAGCGCTGCAAGGCAAACGTGCCCGCGGAATCATCCCGAAAGGCGTCTGGAACGAGATTGACGGCCGCATCTATTACAGCATCAGAAGGTATGAGGCATGGATCGAAAGCCAATGGGACTGCCCACCGGAGTTGAATTCGCGGGCAACTCCATTCGCATCCGGTTCACCTTTGGTGGTGAGAGACGCTGCGAAACCCTCCCCTATCCCCAAACGCCAAAAGGGATCAAGGCTGCCGCCGATCTACGTGCTCAAGTAATCAGCCTAGCCAAGCACGGCGTACTGGATGCGGACAGGTACGCCGACCTCTTTCCGAACTCAAAGCACTCACACCACGGCGCAAAAATGCTCTTCGGAGCATATGCCCAAGCGTGGCTGAACGGCCGCGAGGTCGTGAACGGCACCCGCAAAAACTACCGTATTTCCCTGAACAAGTACTGGATGCCGCACTTCGCGACGATGCGATCGAATATGTATCGTCTCTGGATCTACGCAGGGTCGTCACCGAGACGAACTGGCTGAGCCAGGAAGTGAAGCGCGCGGCGATCCAGAGGCTGGGGACAATGTTCAGCTGCGCAGTCGTGGACGGCGTGATCGCACGCAACCCCGTTGACGCGATCGAGCTGCCGGCGCGCCCGAAGAAAGCTCCCGACCCGTTCACCGTGGAGCAAGCGGACCAGATCATCGCGCGGTTATACGACACACTGAAACACTCCACGGCCATCTACGCGGCGTACTTCGAATTCGCCTTCTACACCGGAATGCGTCCAGGCGAGATAGCGGCCCTGCGCTGGGATGAGGTGGACAGAGAACGTCGCCTGGCCCACGTCTGCCGGATCGTGGTGGACAAGGTCATCGAGGAGCGAACCAAGACGAAGACTGCCCGCACGGTAATGCTCAACAGCAGGGCATTGAACGCGCTTCGTGTTGCCGAGGAAGTCGCAACGCTTCGCAGGTCGCAGAAAAAGAGGATGCAGCGAGACTCGCCCTACGTATTCCCGCCGACCAGAATCAGCGAGTACCTTCAGCAGGCCAGCCTGACCGACAAATTCTTCAAGGTCGCCGTTGAGGACCTCGGCCTTCGGGGGAGACGGCAGTACAACTGTCGACATACCTACGCTACCATGTGCCTCATGGCGGGCATGAACCCCGCATTCATCGCCAACCAGCTGGGACACAGCGTGCAGATGCTGCTGTCAACGTACGCCAAGTGGATCAACTCAAGCACCGACTGGGGCGAGCTGGACAAACTGGAAACGAAGCTGGTTGGTACAAAATTGGTACGGCCTGAATCGCCACCACTCTGA